AAAGCACCGCCACTGTCTTGATTTACGACTAGTTCGTAAAAATCACCCGGCGTTGGATCATTGATAAGCAATTCTACATCTAGTGAATCCAGAACATCTGGTTCAACGACAGAATAGACTACTGTCGTAGCTCCATTTTTTCTTAACGTCAACTCTCTAACAGTACCCCCTGCTGCTTTGACAAAAATAGCATGACCATGTATTAACCATAGTCCAGTAACTTTGCCAGTTAATGGGATTGTAAATTTATTCGCAGTAAACAATCCTTTTAAATCAAAATCAGTAGTATTAAATGTTACTACTGTTGGCAAAGCAGTATTGATCGCTTGTATAGCATTTGAAGAATGAACATGCGCTGCTAATCTTGAAATCGGTCTTGTCGAATCTACTGCTATAGTCTTCGGCTCAACTTTGCCGGGATTTCGTACTAATACATTTGGCTGCATAGCATACGGATCAGGTTTAGGATCAATGCGTTTTGATTGAGTCTCTAGCATTTATGGTCTTTGCATATCATATGCATACATCGTAAATCCATTAACCTGTGGCTTAACTGCTGAGTTGTCAGTATAAACATTTCGTAATCTTTTACCCTGACCATCAAGATCAACTCTATAATCTCTTAACGTCCCGTCATATGTCGCATCGACGAATGCACCATTACTCAATGCATCACCATCAAAGGCAGTTTTAACTAAGAAATTATGACCATTAGGCAATATCGCTTGCATTTTCATCATCTTCAAAGTTTTCGTTACACCGGGTTGACCGAAGTGAATTGGCGGAATTTCAACAGTCATCGTTATGTTCGTACCACCAGTACCATCAGACAATACGTCGTCTTTTAGACCAACATCCATAAGTCTAACAAAGCCATCACTACCACCACTTAGAACATTTTCGATTCCACTGGCGCCAATATATTGACACATACAGTTAATACCAAAGCTGTATGTCCAAGGGCCATACCATGCTTGTAGTCTAACAGCTTGAACAAAGATTGTTTTATTCAGTCCACTATCACCAGCACCCGGTACGGCAAAGAGTAATTCTTTCTGGCCTCTATTATATTCTATAACACTCTTAGAAACATTTGCTGTGTCGAGACTATTGAAATCTGGTAAAACTTGCTCTCCGATTGGCGTTGCTGAAGTTTCAGTAACAACATATGGTCCACGAATCGCGAGCATTGCTGCAACGTTTTCGAAACGCTTAAGTGTCAATAGCCCAATCGCACCAACTTCTGCGCTAATACCTTCTGTATTCTGCGCTATGACAATGTCATCTGAGGATTGACCTGTGAATCGCATAACACTGTCGATTGTAGCCATTAACAAACTTGAACCAATGACTTCTAATGCAGTCAACTGTTGACCAGTTAAGAAGTCCGTTACTGCCGAACCACCTTTAGTCTTATCGCCAGTTCTAAAATCCGTAGCATCTCCAATTAATGACCAGAACAAAGTCTTAGGCAGCAATCCTGGTGTAACACTACTTGCAGACATAGCGAACATTCGAGTGTGGTATGAAAGAATCGAAGTTGTTAATGGCGCGCTATTCGTTGGGTCGAGTTGAGCTATAGTCCAAACGCCAGCAATTAGAGCCCATGAATAGTAATGTCCACCACTTGCGATATAAAGAACTAATGGAGCCCCAGCAGTCGAAGCACGAAATGGCGCAAAGATCGCTGGTTGATCTATTGCAAATCTAGCTGCTCCAGTAGACCATGTAACAGGATAATTTACTGCACCATTTGCTACGCTAACAGTTCCAACACCATTCCCACTCGTTCCTGTACCTTGAACGGTTAATGTTAGTTTTAGTCTAACCCAAACCTGTGCCGGTGCTCCTGAAGCTGTAACATTTACAGCATAATGCTTAGTGCTTGAGTGTCCAATGCTAGTTGTTGCTGAGTATGTTCCAAAGACATTTGGATACGTTGCTCCACCATCAGTTGAGACTTCAAGATCGACAAATGCGCCAATAGCGGCATATGTTCCACTCATTGCTGTACCGTCTGCGATAACGTTAAATGTTACCAAGTACAAATCATCAGCAGCATCAACATTGTTATTAATTGCTGGATCGCCAAGCTTACAAATAATTCTCGTACCAGCCGCAACAGTAGTATTAGTTGGCACGGGACCATTTAAACTATTACTTGCTCCAGTCCAACCCGCAGCAGCACCTTGATTTGCAGTAGTTCTAGCAACACCAGCAGATGTTGCTTTGGTAAACGACGTGCCGAAGTCAAATCCATCTCGATAGTATAAATCACCATTAGAGATTACAACGACCTGTTTACCACTTGGCGTATCCCATTGTGTTACACCATTAACACCAGCAGGGAACACGTCTGGATGAATTCTCTGACAACCACTACGCTTCGTAAACGCACCATATGACGAAACTAAACGAGCATTAGTCGTGTCAATAAGTTCGTCAATATTTAGCAAATCTGGCGCAATAGCCGTATTACGCCCTTTGCGAAAATCATATCGTGAATCTTCAAGCGTGCGCTTTGCCATTAAGAAATCTTTTTAACTAAGAATGCGTCAAAAAATGGATTCGTTGCTATTGGTGGTCTTGGAGTAATTCCAACAGGTACCGGCGGTCCACGACCATCGGTTGGTAGTGCTAATAGCGTTCCATCATAGACTCCAGTTTTAACTGGTAATCCGAAGATGTCTTGAACGTTATACACTTCGTATGAATCTCCAATGTTTAGAATTGTTGAAATATCAGCATTAACTGTTGGAGTCATTTCCCAATTGTAAAAACACACATGACCATAACCGGCGTTGTATTTTGTTACTGGGATAACAGCAACTTTATTTACCGTAGGCCGAGTGATAAGATCAGCAGTATCAGTTGTACCAAGCCCAGTAGCAGCTTTCCAAGCGGCAAATGTCTTATTCGTTCCAGCTTGACGCCAATTCGTATTAGCTGATACGCTATGCCAGAGATTATTAGCCCATGAAGTATATGTTAATGCACCAGCTTGAGTATTCTCAAGAATATTCGAATCATGAAGTGGAATAAACTCATTGCGGTTAAACTTAAGATTAGGATTTACTCCTAAGTTAAACTGGAACACTCTGCATGATGCAAATGTCTGATCCCAACCACCACCAACAAAATAATTGTCTTCAACGGTCATTTCTTCGTTAAGAGTTCCTGATAAACCACCAATAATCAACGTTGCTGATGATCTAGCATCTTGCTTTAGCTGTAATGAGTAGTTTCTACTACAAATACAGCTTTGCGTCGGTGCACCTGCACCATTAGCCCCTGCAAATAGAATATTGCTGACAACATCACCAGTAAGCTCGCCAAGAACACCACCACCCCAAACGATATTGTCTGTTGATTCAATATTCCGAAGACCTAACGCTCTTTCTGCCCAATGGTGAAGACAATAACCGACCTGATTGAATAGAATGCACTTGCTAACCTTAGCCTTAGTCGTTGCTCCTTGATGACGAAAATAGAATCCATGAGTCTGTAGCGTTCCACCACTAGATGATTCACCATTGTTATATGCAATACAGCCGTAAAGTTCTATATCACCATAATCATAATCAGGATTGAATCCACCATCAAGCACTCCATTCGAACCGTCTCGGGTAATGATATGAATTAGCTTGTTACCAGTTTGAGGAGTGAACCCAAACCAAATGTTCGTTCCACGAACGTCATTGCGTACTAGTGTATTACGCCAGAATTCAATTCCTTCATTATGCCCAATGGTTCCCCAAATCCAGTTGTAATTTCCATCAACACGAATGACTTCAATCCCTGCATCCGTAGTCGTAATGCTAACGAATTCACCGGGAAAGTTTCGCCACTTAACTTTTGTTGCAGGATCATCAATGCCAACACCAACTGAACCTGATGTAGACATGATAAACGTAGGACCCTGAGTATACGTTCCACCACGAAGCCAAATAGTGCTACCGGGTACAATTACACCACCAGCACCTGAGAGTGCGTATAATAAGCTCCAAGGCGATCCAATTGTCCCAAGATTGCTTGCAGAACCTGTAGGGCTCACGAAGAATCCAGTTGGAATAACCTTTGGTGCTGCCGCAGGAGCACTGTTAATTGAGGCAATGGGCATTATGTTGAACCAAATTCGTATTGATTCTGCGGTACAAATGGTACAGTCATTCCGTGATATTGTCTGCGGATAGCATTTATCATTCTTTGTCTCGCATCATTGCCCATAGCATACAATTGTCCTGCTTCTTCAGCATTACCTTTTGCCATAGCATGACTAGCAGATAATAGCATTACAGGATGCTCATGACCTTCTGGAAATGGTACATTCGTTCCATCCGTCATTTGCGTAAACGCTATTGGCTTAAACGAATAACGCATTTCAGTAAACGTTGTAACGTTTCCCAATGGATGTAACCAAAGCTGGTCTCCTAAGAATTGATACGAAAATCTCTGCTCAACATCGGCTTTAACTGTTGACGTATCACCTGTATTCGTCGATGCGGTTAATAAATAGTCTCTTGGGTCTTTAGCAAAATAATGCCGTCCATCAGCAATTAGTTGCTGAAGACGATAAAATCTTTGGGTTAAATCCCCACCATTGATTGTTAAACGCAAATCAATATAGCCCGGAATGTGTAATGGTAGAGGAATTTGTTGATACTGACTCGTTAAATACGGAGCAATATCCAACATATCTCCCCATAGATCATCAAGGACTAGTTGAATTGCTAAGTCCAAATTTGGATCAGACCAACGCTTAGCAACAGGATCGTCTAGATACTGTCGAGTCATTGTTCGATATTGGGCTTTAGTTAGCATGTAGTTTCCAACCTAATAGTCCACTAACGATAGCTGAAACAATGGTGGCAAAGATGCCTGAACGAACTTCGACTTTGGTTAGTCTGTGCTCATAGTCATAGTTCTTTTCAGACATCTTCAAGCCTAGCATTGCAACACCTTGTCGAATATCCCGAACATCATCGACTAGTTGCTTAAAGATCATTTCGTCAATAGTTAAATCCGGCACTTAAGCTCCTGCTGCGGCCAATCTTTGCTTTGCTTCTTCAAGATTTGCCATTAATAGCTCAGGAACGATTTTATCATGACCTTCTACAACTGATGGGTGATCTTTCTTGTAGTGCTCTCGAATGTCCTTTTCAGAACCCATACCATCATATTGAATTCCACAATGCAAACAGGTCAATGCATGACCCCCTTTTGCAGCTTTTAGAACATCAGCAACGATGCGGTTTAATGGATTACCAAATGATGCTGGTAAAACTTCTGCTTCGATATTAGGCTCTGCAAAGTTCTCTAGCTTAATCCCACGATGCAAATCGCCATTAGGCAATAATTGCAACTGTTCATCTCTACCCATTAAAGCTCGTAGCTTTAGTTCAAGATCATGAATTTTCTGTTGAGCTAATTCTAATTCCGCATTCATTAATGTTTTCCCCCTGAAACTTCCTCTAGTAATCCTTCAAATTTATTACCATGCATATGTCCCGCTGCATGATAAAGCGTACCAGCAACATCTCCTGCTTGAGCTGCTAAATCCATTCGACGAGACTTTCGAACTTTCGCATTCTTGGCAATAACATCCTTCATACGATCTTTCCAAGGATTGACCGTATTATCGCAAGATGCTAATCTTGCTAGGACTAATTGTTCAATGGAGTCTACGTCTACAGGAATGGATGATGGGTCTTGAATATCTTGGCAAAACCAACCCAACGTGTCATATGGTGCGCCAATGTCGCCCTTTTGAAACAATGCCCAACGAGGATCAGACTGGGGCCATTGGCAAATCAACGCATACCGACCAGCCCACTCGACATATTGAACATCTAGCAAAGAGTCGATAGATTTTAACTTCTCTCTAACCTTTGCTTCAGTTTCATCATTACGGCTGGCTGTAGTAGCGCCAGATCGCGCTACTACAGAGCCATTTGGACCGTAAAGCATTAAGCTGATGCCGTGACGACGAAACGAATATGCGTCGGTGGCGGTACGAGTTCACCAGTTTTGACTTCTGGATTCGTTGCTACACCTAGAGCACCTGTCGGAACGTTTTCGGCTGCTAGCGGGAACGGATTGCTCGCGTCTAGTTGGCCTCTATCACGATAGTAGTTAAATGCTGTGACGTTTACCGTTTGAGCGCCCTGTGCCGTTGTTAACTTGATTTCTAGAATACGATCATGAATCTTAGCCATTTATTAATTCCTCTATCGACCCATGTTAGCCTAGTTGAGGACTAGCTTCCATTAGCAAGTCGAATTTGAACTGCATTAAACCGTTGAAATTGACAGCGTTGGGAATCGTGAAGCAGTTGTGCCGATACGAGTCAATGCTGTTGCCGCGATGATACGGACTTCGACTAGTGAATCGGCCAGTGGTGTGAAGTATGCTTCGCAGTAGCCTGTTCCACCATCGAAAGCTGCATCAGCCTGATTGTAGACTGAAGCTGTACCACCGGGAATTAGTGCTCCGGCTGTAGCGTCATAGAATTGGAATTCTACGACACCAGTGTTGCCAGAGAATAGAACGTAACCTGCATTAAACGTAAGCTTATAGCTCAAACCACCGTTTGGAGTGCCTTTTAGTGTTACTCGACCAACAGATGCTACACCTTGAGCATTAGAATATGCTGTTGTAGTATCCAATGCAATCAAACCATCGTTAAAGTTCACAGTATCAAACTTTACATGATCGTTCGCAGCAATGTTCGCTGCTTGCTGAGTGGCCATCGTCGCGCCTAGGTATCCAGTTAAACCATCTGGCGTTGAGGTATTAACTACACCAGTTCTTAATGTCATTGTTGTGTTATTCCTTTAAATCGTGTCGCTTAATCCAGTTACAATTGGCGCAAAGTAATTGATACATATTAGGATTCTCAATTACTGCTTTATACAAATGACGACCAAGTTGATTAGTTCTTCGTCGTTCGGCATCACCAATAGCTATGATATGATCTATTTGCAAAGCTCGTTCATCTGTCCAAGGACATTTCGCGCATTTATTTCCAAGTACAGCAAATGCTTCTTTCTTAGAAACCCAATATCGCTTTTTGTCATTACGTTGCTGAATTTCTTTTACTGCTTGAGGATTTGCTGCTCGCCATTGACGAGTTTGTTCCCGTCGCTTTAAAAGAAAATCTGGATCATTTCTTTTCTGTTCTTGATACCTAGCTGCTGCTCTTGCCTTATCTTTAACGAGATTCTTTTCTCGATACCTTCTAGTTGCGTCTCGTTGCTTTTCGGCTCGATGCTCTTTCGAATACATCCTTCCGCCTTGCTGCCAATATTGGCTACCATAAGATAACCAATACTGGACAGAAAATCAAGCGCGGAATAAGATACAGAGCTAACTCGTTATCGTTGCTAGTGTTACGCAAAGACGGGCGAGTAATTCACAGTATCAGTAATACCAGAAATAACACCCTGACTTAGGCGGTTTAGAACACCGTAGTTCCAGTAGCTTGCGAATACAGCTTCCCAAGCATCGCGGTTTGAAACACGCTGCCACTTTGGAGCGTCTTGGAACGAGATTTCACCGAAGTCCATAAGGTCAATGAAGACCGTGTCTGGACCGTATACGGCGTAGAGTCGTCCACGAGGAGACCACGGGTCGTCGATAAGTGTAGCATTAGCGACTTGAACTCCAGTGAATCCACCCTTAAGCTCCATGACCGGCGCTGAGAATCGTCTTAGACCCAATAGGCTTTCGCCATAGGCTTGCCAGATTCCAGTGCTGGTTAGCAATAGCATATTCTTCGGACTCTTACGCCAATCGACTCCGGCGCGAGCACGAATTGTGTTTAACAGCTTCATGACGATAGTTTCGTCAATAGTCGTTGAAACGATCTTGTTTGCAGTCCAACGAGGATCGTTTAGTCCTTCAAACGTTGCAAAAGCTGCTTCAACGTCCATGATTGACTTTAGACCGTGTGGTTCTGCACCAAATGATGTATCGTTAGCATCAACTGCGGTTGGTACGCAGGTGACGATAACGTCGTTTGCGACTTGGCCAGCAACTGCGACTGTGTAAGTGAACGTAACGTTATCACCTGAGACTGTGTGGGATAGGATTTGAGTCTTACCACGTAGGGCAAAGGTTGTACCGTTCAGAACTGCAATGTCGTCTCCATCAACTAGGTGAAGGTTACCGATTCCTGCTCCGGTAATACCATACGGTGCTGAGGCGATGACGTGAGTAGTGTCTGTAACTGTACCGATAACGGCTCTGATTCCTAGTGAATCGCTATGTAGAATACGTTCCT